GCATCTAATGATGAAGGTAGTACAGATAAGTTAGGTAACTTTTCATTCTTTTCATCAGACACACATACCAAATATCCACCTACATTAGAAACTGTATGGTACGATTCCAAATGGGATACTGGTTCACTCGATCCACTATCATCAACTAATTTAGAAGATATGGTTGTTTATATGAAAGGTTTAAGACCCGAATATAAAGAAAATTCTAAAGTAAAATTTAGAGTTGTTGGTAAAGAAAGATTTCCAACAAAAACTTACGCAACTACACCAGCAGATTTAACTGTAAAATATTTACCAAGTGGTTCATCTTATTATTCTATAAAGGATGCTGAAACTAATGATGTGATTGTAGGATATTCAACATCTTCACTTATAAGTTGTGATAGTAGTGGTAATTATTTTAATTTAGATTTAGAAGGATATCAACCAGAAAGATATTATACATTAGAATACAGAATACAAAGTGGCAGTGATACTGTTGATGAAACAGACCAATATTTTGATGCGGGATTTACATTTAAGGTTTCGATATAATGCCATATACACTAGAAGAATTACAAGGTATAGATTTTTACCAAGAGTTTACTAATGAAAAACTTATAAAATATTTTAAAAGAATAGGTAATGCTGCAGCCAAACGTGATGGAAATGATAACCCTATCCCATTTAAAAAAGATGGTGTAGATTACGTTTCATTTGAAGATGTTGAAACTGGATTAGGATTAGAAGAAGGCGATTTTAATAGTGATATATATAATTTATTAGTATCTTCCATACATGGCAATACCAGAACTTATTTTCTTTCTGTTTTGAATGCTGAATTTAATGCGTTCATGAGTGATACTTCAAACCTCGGAGGTTTTAGTGCAGGGATGACACCAGATGATATAGGTGCCCCAATACAATATACGGCTGGAGATATTCCTTCGTTTATAAGAGAACTTTTAGAAACTAAAGGTAAACACAGAGGATATTATCCAAATTATAAGAATTCAAAACTTGAAGGTATAATTGACAGAAACATTGATGAATTATCAACTTCTGAAGTTGCTGTAACTTTACCAGAAGGTGTTTCTAATGGTAATGTTGTAACTACTGAAAAGGTAGATGACATTAGAAAGTGGTTAATAGCAAATAATCAAAAGAGACTTTTCCCAACTATAGAATCATTTTGGGGAACATCACATGCATTTTCAAGCTTAATAACTGTAGCAGAGGTAGAACTTAATAAAATACCGAATGGAGATCCAGTAGACTAATGAGTAGAATAGATAAAAAAGATTTAGATTTATTGCCAACTGGACAAGTTATTAATTTGTCATCAACTGAATTTGCTTATATAGGTGGTGAATTTTTAAGTAATGAGAATGATTATATTGAAATTTTAATTTACGATATTAATGAAAACTTTTTAGAAAGTGGAGTAGTAAATCCAGAAGATTATTCAACTGGCATTGATAACAATATATCACTAAAACAAGGAACTATACTTAGAAGGATGGGCTATGATAGAGGTAGATTTGTTGTTAAATATAATTTTCTAAGAAAGTTTGCTGGTTCATACGAAAATGTATTAACTGATGCCGCTGGAACTGTACTTGATGAAAATTTTGATTCTACACTCCATACTGAAGATATGATAAAAGAAAATAAATATTTTATAGAGGAAATATCACCATCAAGAACTGAAATTAGATTGTTACCACAAAATATAAAGGGAAAATATATTGAAGATTTTTATAATATGCAACGAGAATATAAAAAAATTAATACCGGTAATGCACAATTTCAGTTTGACGACGCTAATGTTGAAGTGATTGGAGACAGTCAAAAATTAACAATTGCAAATATGGCTGAAACTACTTTTCAATTACAAAATTACCTGGTAGGTGGAAAACTCCAACTTCAACAGGCGTTCGTTTCAAGTTATACACCCTGGCCCGTAGTTTATATCGCGGGAGACGCCCCAGTTGAACGTGAAACTGAAATGGAAGCTGGAAATATGCTACAACCAAGTTTTTTTATAGATGCTATAGATGGTCCTCTTTCCAATGACATTGTTGATGGTCAGGGATCCAGTGCACTGGTCGACTATACTCTCACTGCACAGTATAGTAAATTTGTAGATTTTAATGATGGAGCAACAGTATTGGATAGTATAATACCACTTAGAGATGATGCTCCTGCAGAAGTTTTGTTTGTTATCCCTACGTCTACTGGCACACAGACCACCTGGCCTGGAGATGAGATAAAGACTATCTCAGAGATGTATAGTAACGATGCCTGGAGACTCGAAGCTAAGATGAGTAATATTGTAGGACTTCAACCTGACTTGTATAACACTCCACATTCGTGGGATGTGGATGGTGACGGATCCGTCACGATATATTTTAAAAGTAATAGTACATTACCAGATATACCTACAGTATACACTTGGCAAATTATTGGATTTAATGGTGGTAATTTTTCAGGGTTTTTACCAATTACTCATGTACACAGAAATGATGCTGGTGAAATCGAAAATTGGACAAGTGGCCACGTTGAAATTTTGACGCCTGATCAGGTGGATGCTACCAATACTGAAGGACAGAATTCTACAGACGAAACTTACGCTCAAAGTAGTACAATAAATCCATTAGTAGCAATTCATGAATATGATGGGTTATCAGAAAATTCAGGATGTTCTATAGCGATAAGAATGAGACGCCAACAACTTATAATGGGGCTCATGTTAACAATCCACCAACCGACTGGGATTGGATCTAGAACTATATGTTATCCTGTGGTAGCGAGAACATAATATGGCTATGACAGAGAATACTGGGGGCTCAGGTGGTGATGGTACATTAGCATATGTATATACTGGAGTTGTGCCTATGGGTGGAATGGAAACGAGAGTCCAGAGTGATTATTCCACTTCTATTACTGTTGATATTGACCTCAATTATATATATTCTAACTTAGGCGGAGAAGATCCTACTACAATTCAAGCATATAGATTTGTTGTTAGAGATTCAATTACTTTAGCTGTTGTTTATTCAAGCACTACTACAGCATGGAGTTTTGGAGACTTTAACTTTGATGATAATTCAGACAATCCTAGGCATACTTTTCAACTAACAGACTTTTTACCAAACTATTCACCCGATGCAGGAACATTATTTGATAAGACATTTTTAATTCAGGGTTATGTAGATTATCTGATGATGGCCGATAATCGCGGTATTGAAGAATTATATACAATTCCGTACCCTTTGGAAGTTTTTTTCCCAGGTAGACGAGATCCTCGTGGCACTCCAAATTATATACCATTCACTACAACAATAACAGACGTAGAAAAAACTACAGGAACTCTACAAATAGGTCAAACTTGGAATGGACTTCTATCTAAGTTTCCTGAACCACCAGAAGCAGTAATAGATCCTAACAATAGTTTTGGGAATATGAGTATATCTTATAGAATCAATAACAAAAGAGATTTAAATACATTTTTACATTTTGGTGATGACAGAATGCAACTAACTACAAATGTTAAAACAGATAATGTCAAGTTCGAAGAGTATCCGTTTTCCGCGATATATAAATTATATAAACCATTACCAGTAGATATAGGGGAAAAAGATACAGTTTATGTTGTAAAAGAAATATTACCACAATATACACAAAATATAGAATTAGTTCCATATGAACAAATGGAAGATGTGTTAGTATTAAAGGTACCAGATACTGCGGCTGTAGATTCACCTATAACAAAACGAGAAGTAGAATTAAAAAGTTATGATGATTTAATCACAACAGATTCCAAGCTACAAGATAGTATAATAGATAAATATATAAGTGGTAGTGAGAAACCTGTTAATTTGAATATAGAGTATTCTCAATATGAAAATTATATTAATTTCTCTTCAGCTGAAAAAAGGTTAAAAAACTTTAAATATAAGGTTGAACAAATTGAAGAAAACACGGCGTTAAGTTCTTCATATGTTGGAGTTACGAGTGGTAGTGGTGAGAGTTTAAAATATCACAGAAAAATACGAAATATAAAAAATAACTTTGATGGATATGAAAACTATTTGTATAGTACTGTATCTACATATACTACAAGTTCTATGGGTGAATTTTTTGAAGCATCCTGGCCTAAAACTGGAAGTGGTACTTATGATAATCCTTATGTTCCGGTAAGTTCTTCACATGCAGACTTTACATCTTGGTATGGTTCTGTTGGTAATAAGACAGGACAATTATACAGTGCTTCATTATATGATACCGAAAATTTAAATAGGTTAGTAAACTTATTACCAGAACATATTAATGAGGATAAGGACAATTCACAATTTTTAGATTTTATGGATATGATTGGTCAGCAGTTTGATGAATTGTGGGCATATATAAAAGCTATATCCGATATAACTGATAGACAATCAGATTTATCAGAAGGATTTTCTAAAGATTTAATTTATAATTTAGCTAAATCTTTAGGTTGGGATGTTCAAGATGGTAAAGATTTATTGGATTTGAGTCAAGCAGGATTTGGTCAAAAATTAGTAGGTAGTAGTTATTCATTGTACACATCTGGCTCTTTAGATTCCCCACCTGAAGTTGATGTATCAAGGGAAATAACAAAAAGATTAATAGCTAGTATGCCATATCTGTTGAAAGCGAAGGGTACTATTGGTTCATTAAAAGGATTATTAAATTGTTATGGTATACCATCATCAATATTAAGAGTTAGAGAATTTGGTGGATTGTCAGAACCCAACCAAAGAGATGCTTTTGAAATATCAAGAAGGTTTACTAAGGCTTTAGGGTTTAGAGGAGCACAATATGTTTCTAGTAGTTGGGCTGATGATTCCACTACGAGTAGAAAACCTGAAACTGTTGAGTTGAGATTTAGATCAGTTAGTGGTTCAAATCAAACTCTTATACAAAAAGATGACCGATGGGCTATTAGACTGAAAGACAATGGTTCTGCAGACAACTATGGTACAGTTTCGTTTATACTATCTGGGTCTACTGGACAAAAAGAAGTTAGTTCATCTTTACTACCAGTATTTGATGGTGATTATTATTCTGTCATGTTACAAAAAAGAAAAGTGGAAACTAATTTATTTCCAAATCCATCATTTGAAGTAAGTGGTTTATTTAACCCACCATTTCTAACACAATCGTTTAGTGACAATGCTGTTGGTGGTGAAATAAAAATTGTTAGTAGTTCAAATGTAGCACATACAGGAACAAAAAGTTTAGAACATAAAAATGTTTTAGATAGTGGTACATCTTATACTTTATTTTTTAAAAATCCATCAACTGCGTTTGGTACGTCTACTGGTTCAATTACAACAGCTACTCGTGGTCAAACTTTTACCTTTACAGCATTTGCTAAAGTTTCTGCAAGTATGGTAGACTCTGTTGGTCGTTTACGTATATTTGAATTAGACTCAAATGAGGAAGTTGTAAATTGGGATGAAGATACAACATCAACTACACCTAAAAACGGACTTTCTTCAGCAACAGCAGATGGTGGAATTGCAAGTTCAAATGATATTGGATTAAATGAAACAGAGTGGAAGAAAATATCAGTTACAAAACAGATAAAATTTCCACAAACTGCTAAATTAGGTGTTAGACTAGAAAATGTAAAACCTGGTTCAACAATTTATTGGGATGATGTTAATGTGTTTAGAAACCCATCAAACACAGATGCAATTGGTGATACTTTTAATTATGAATTATTTGTTAAGAAATACGAAGCTGGTTTAGATAGGATAATACATTCATCTGAAACATCAATGCTCATATCTGGTTCTAATACTGCGTCACAATCATTTAATGCTTCGTGGACAGGCAGTGGTGATTTGTTCATAGGTGGTAATCCAAGCGATCAATTTGGAAATCAATTAACTGGTTCTATAATGGAATTTAGGTTGTGGAATGAACCATTACAAGAAAGACATTTTGATACACACGTTGGTAATCCAAAATCATACGTTGGTAACTCACCATCATCATCCTACTATTCATTAGTAACAAGATACTCATTTGATGACAATACGGTGTTGTCAAATGGAACTACCATACGTGATGTCAGTTCAAATCAAACCACGACTTCAGATGGTTCCGCATTTGGTTTTGCTGGTGCTAATATGTTTGAATCTGTCAATGATAAAACAAAAACAATGGTGCCTAATTATGGACCAAACAGAAGAAGTTCTAATAAGATAAGAATAGAAAACAATATATTAAGCGGTAGTGGTGCATCGTTAAGTGTCAATCAAAGATACGACCAAAGTTCAAATGATTTTGCTCCACTTGATTCACCAAAAGTAGGAATATACTTTTCACCCACAGACGTTGTTAATGAGGATATTTTACTATCCTTTGCTAATTTGGATTTCAATCAATATCTTGGAGATCCAAGAGATAATTTTAAATTGAATTATCCAGAATTAAAAGATGCTGCAAATGAGTACTTTCAAAAATACACAGGTAGAAATGATTTTTGGGATTATATGAGACTTATACAGTATTATGACCAATCACTTTTTAGACAAATAAAAAAATTAATACCAGCAAGAGCAAAACCACAGTTGGGTACTGTAATTGAACCCAATATTTTTGAAAGGTCAAAAGCACCAATTCAAAGAAATCATCCTTCATTTACTCGGCCTCAATATGAAAAAACAATAAATTATTCAAATTTTCATTTTAATGATAATACTGGAAATGAACAAAGTCATTCTGTATTTAAAATAGAAACAGAATATCCAAATTATGAAGGTGTAATTGAAAAAGAAATTAATTCATTTGAACTTCCATCACTATATGAATTTAACTACAATCACAATTTGGATGATATAGCAACATATGTAAGTGCATCAGTTACATTCGGTGGGCCTGATAGGGTATATCAAGAAGCTACTGGTTCTATTGTTTTGAACCAACGACTATCTGAAAGAAATCAAGAATATAAGTTTTTCTATACGAGTTCTCATGAATTTGATCTTAGTCAAAAATATACGCTTGATAATTATAAACATTTATATAGTTCAAAGTCTTTAGTAGATAGTGATTTGGATACCGAGTATCAACATTCTACTGCTATGCGTAGGTCTTTTTATGAAGGTGTAAAAAATACTAAACAGACGACACCTGATGGTGACCTTCCAATAATAATAAGAACAACGTCACCTACTACAGCTGTACCAATCGATGCAGCGGATTCTAACTTGAAAATAGTAAGTGATAGATTGCAGTAATAAAATGATAAAAAATATATATAACATATATTTATTGTTAGAAAAGAATAGTTATATGTATAATTTTTACAAATCTTTGGAGATAATAACATGGGATTTTTAGACAACTCGAGCATTACAGTTGATGCCATTCTAACTAAACGTGGTAGAGAAATACTATCGCAGGGTGGGGACTTAAACATAGTAAAATTTGCGTTAAGTGATGAAGAAGTGGATTACACTTTATATGATGTCACACATCCAAATGGAACTGATTCATATGGTGCAGTAATAGAAAATATGTCACTTTTAGAAGCTACACCATCTAGAACAAATTTTAGAAGTTTTCTTGTAGACAACTCGTTAGCAGGTGCTCAAGTAAACGTTGATTCTTTGAATTATTCAAATGTAGATACGAATTCAAATATATCTATAAACCCAGTTACAATTGGTGCACCAACAGAACAATATTCGTTTACTATTGAGAACACAAATGTTGTTAAATTTTCTGGATCTCCTAATAGCGTAACTACAACTGCAGCTTCTATAAATTTAGTTGCACAATCTATAAGTACAGCAGCAACAACTACAGTAACAATAATTGGTATGGTGAGTGGTATAGTTAATGTTATCACCATTTCGGTCAAAGCTGATCCTGCTTCTAATACGGATCCTACTGGTCCTAAAAACAGGGGCATTAACCCAGGAACTGCTGTTACAGGTGGGCCTGGAGCTGGTGGTACATCTACCGCTGGTGGTAGTTATTAAACAATTAATTAATATAGGATAAATTATGTATAGAAATTTTGGAAACGATGATACAAGTAATGATATCGGAATTGTAACATCTGGTATTTGGCAAGATGGAGCTTCAAGTATAGCTTCTTTTTTCACCTCATCAACACAATACACGAATACCGGTGATTATAACATTGACGTTTATAGATATGATCCAGCAAATAATGCTTCAGCTTCTATTCAGTTTGGTGTAGCGTACGGTCATGCAAATGGTAGTGGTTCTTTGGGAACAAAGGGTGCTACTGGAGATAGAACAACTGCAGCTATATTTGGACAACTTAATAATTTAATTAATCCACCTCAAACTACTACTTTTACTTTTCAGGATAATACAACATCTAAACAATGTTATGCTGTAGTTTTAAGTAGAGCTAGAATGAGAGAAGCAATAGAACCTGGTGGTTGGGAACTTCATTTAAGTGCAAGTCGCCAAGGTAATATAGCTGGCATCACAGGTTCAATGTTAAAGTTGATTGATGATTCATCTGTGAACAATGGTGGTAATTCCTTTCAAAGAAATTTTGCACCAGAATATAATATTGTTAGTGGAACTTTGGTTGGTGGAACTGTAATAAAAACTGCAGCTTCTGCAGAGGGTTCGGATGGTTCGTATGGGACTTTTTATCCATCTCTCGGCGTTCTCTTACTAAATCCAGAAAAAATGAGTCAAGCTGGGATGCATTTGATTACTGTAACTGGTTCTAATAGTGACGATAGAAATAATAAAAAATTATACAATGCTATTGATGATGGTAATTATTTTCAAATGAGAAGAAAAGAAGAAATTAATTCAACACACTACTTCGTGAGAGCAACATCAAATAAATTTAATTCTACTACTAATGAAACATTCTACACCCAATCAGTAGCTGGTACTAAACAGGTTATTCCTGGGTTAGCAACAGATCCTAAAACTTATATAACTACTGTAGGGTTGTACAACAGCAATAGTGAATTATTAGCAGTAGCAAAACTAAGTCAACCGATATTAAAATCAACATCGAGAGAAGCTCTTATTAAAGTAAAACTCGATTTCTGATAAGGTTAAACCATGCCATTCAAGAATCTTGAATCCTCGGATGTGTTACTCTCATCCTTTGAGGTACATAAAACATTTACTGTAACAAATGAAGATACCGGTAGTGGTGTCTACTCGTTCCAAATAACTAAAGGTACTGATGCAACTCAGTATGGTTGGGGAACAGATACCGGTTTAAATACAACATTATCTGGTAGTACGTTTTATAGCATTCCAAATTATTATGTAATAAACAATATGTTCTATAGAGATATAAAACAGATGTATGACGCTGAACCAACCACGAATTTTGGAGCTCAGGCTAAAGGTGTAAGTCATATGTATGTTGATAATAGTGTAGATTATATTGCCGCTGTACCAACATCATCTGAAGCTGTAATATCTTACACAGAAACAAGAAATTTATATGATATTCCGGAAAAACCATCTAAACTAATATTACGTAGGCCACATACAAGACAATTACGAGACACGGCTAATGTAATTTCAGTACCACAACAATTATATGGCGATTATATTAAAATAGAATCGGTAAGACTTACTGATGATAGTGCGGATAGTACTATTATATTACAAGACGATGGAAGAGGTAATTTATATGACGTAGCTTATAGTGCTAGTTTTGCACGTAGGCATCCAGACAGTAACAATAGTGGTAGTGTAGTTGGTAATATTTTTTATGACCACGGAATACTTGTTATTACTGATACTGGTTCATATAGTAATGTTGGAATAGCAACTGGTTCTAATGGGTTTAGTTTACAGTTTGATTCCTCACAAACTATTTATGAACGTGAATATGTGTGTAGTGTTGGAGAGGGTGAATTTCAAAACACTACTAATAGAAGTTTAAAAATTGGTCATAGTGGCAGTATTAGTTTTTCAGGTAGTGCTTACCCAACATCAACAGATTTAAATAAGACTTATAAAAATACAGTTGATGATGATTATCCATATGAACTAACTGGTTTTGCAACTGGTTCTTATAAGACTACAGTATATGAAATAGGAACTGAATTGATAGGTGCGGCTACACATTCACACTTTGCAACATATATTACCACGATTGGTTTATATAATAATTCAAATGAATTAGTTGCAATTGGTAAAACTGCTAAACCAATTAAAAATGAAAAAGAAATGATATTAAGTTTTGTAGTAAGATTTGATACTAACTAATATTTATTATTGACTTTAGAATGGGAGAAAACAGATGTTAAAGAAGATTATGTTAGGTTTATTATTAACCTCATCTTTGTTTGCGGAAACAGAAATTTGGAAGTTTTTCAAATACTCAACTGCTTATGCAAGTTTTAGTTTAAATGCACCAAGATATCAAGACGATAGATTTGCTGTCGTGGGTGGATTATCTACAGGTGATTTGATAGTTGAAAGAACCGAGGGTGAGTTAAAACCAGACTTTCAAAAGTCATTTGGTATTAGAAAAATTGGTAGATTTAACTATGAACCTAAACGTGGAGTTAAGTCCGCCGGTAAAGGTGGTACTTGGTACGAAGGTTCTGAAGAAAACTATAACGAGAGTGCAACATTCGGACCTGTTAAGGGTTATGAGTATTTAATCAAATGGTCAGAAGGTCGCCAATGGGGTGATGATTATCTTAATCAAGAGTATTGGATAAGATATACTGGTGATTGGTTTATGGCTAAGATTGGTTGGACAGAATTAGGATTGGAAGATATTAATTATGGGCAAGGTGATTTAAGATTTAAATGGACACCCGGCATCCTTAAAGATAAATTTCATATCAGCGTAGGTGCTAAACATAGACAACATCCAGTATATGGATTTGATGCTATGGTGTTAGATACCACATGGTACAGAGGTTCTTGGTGGGCGTTTGCTGAAGATAAATTAGGTGTTGATGATAATCAATGGGGTGATGTCAATGCTCTTGATGAAGATGGAAATTGGATTCATCAAGAACTATTAGAATACATAAATGGTGAATGGGTGCCGATTGAAGGTGATGGTCCTTTTTGGAATGGTCAAGGTGAATATTGGGGACATGATTGGTTATGGAGAGATGCTGATGGAAATGTCTTTGCCTATACTGATAGAGAGTTTTTTGTATATCACTTTCCAGGTATGTTAGAAGATTATATTTCAGATGTTAAAAAGGATATTGGATTTCAAAAAGAAACGTCATTAGTTTTAGGAATAGATGCTTATCATTATTCTGATAATTGGTGGGTTCATGCTTGGGGTAATTATTTACCACTTCATTATGGACACGATACATATTCTTATCATAATGCGGCTGGATACCAACAACATTTAGAAGATGGTAAAGAGGCTCATGAATTTGAATTTATTGAACCAGGCATTGTGGCTTGGAATGATTATGATTTTGGTGCAATCTTTGGTGTTAAACTACAAGACAACTTAGGTGTATTTGCTGAAGGTAGATATTTGTTCTACTGGGAACGACCAGCTTACGATTTAAAATTTGGACTTAACTACCAATTTATCGGATTCTAAAATGAAGAAATTACTTTTATTATTACTATTATTATTTGGTTGCGAAGATACTAGAGTGGAAGAGCCAATGTCAATGAAGTTATGGTTGAACGGTGAAGAAGTAGATGTAGCGGCAGAATATCAACGAATTACAACGTTTGCTAATCAAACAGAATATACCGGATTTGATACTACAATAACATTTTTAAAAAAGATACTAATTATCCATTTTCAAAAAGAAGCAGGCAGACTTGAATTAAGTAAAGAACACTATGCTGTAGTATTTACTGATTGGGAAGGTGATACACTAAATAGATTGCCGATTGATGCGGGAGAATATCAATGGCCAAGTGTTTGTCCAGTATGTCCACGAGCTTGTATGCACGGAGCACCAAGTAAGTGGGTAAGAATGGAAATTATTGGTGAAGAAGATTATAGTATTGCTGGAACTGCACATATAGAGACAATAAGTAAAAGTGGAAACACTTGGATAATAAGTGGTGATGGCGAAGGGGTATTTTACAATCCGTATTCAGAAGCTAATATGGAAGGTAGAATAGAATTTGAAAATTTAAAAATTGAAATAGATGAGGATGACACAACTCCTTATGCTGATTATGGGGGGCATTAGACGATAATCATGAACGGTGATATTAAAATAGGCAAGTTACTATGTGATGAAGATATAATCACAAAGAGACAATTAAACGTAGCCTTACAAGCACAGATAAAGGGAGATAAACGTTCTCTCGGCGAGGTGCTTGTTGATAAGGGGTTTTGTACGTTGGATGATATAACAGAAGTTATAATGAGAAGTACTGAAGAGCATAGTCATGAAGAACATCACGATGCGATTGTTGAAAAAATAGAAGGTTCAAAAGAACCAATTGAATTAAGTGAAGATAAAGTATTAGATACTAAATTCACATTATCAGTACAGACAATGATAGCGGGTGGTACAGGACTTGCGTCATTAATTGGTATGTGGTATGCATTACAAAGTGAAATACAAGAAGCTAAAGAACTACCAAGTTTAGAAACTTTATATCAACAAGAGTATCCATCAAGACCAGAAGGTTATAACTGGCCACGTTCTTTTGAACAATACAAAGATAATGTCGGGTCACTGCAAGATGACATGGATGCCGTATATGAAACAATTGAGGAAATGGAAGATTTAATCAAAGAAATGTCCAGAGAAATTCGCTCACTTGAAAAATCTAAGAAGGATAAATAGGGGGTAGTTATGAGATATTTAATTGGATTAATATTTTTCTTATCTACATTAGCTGCTCAAGTTACTGATAAGAATTTTAAAGAAAAAGCTGGAAGCGGTTTCGTAGTCATAAAATTTACTTCCGAATGGCAAGAGAAAGATTTAGATGAGGGTTTGTTTAAAGGTGTTGCTGGGCATGAAGATGCTATTATAATAGAAGCTAAATCATCTGATGTTAAAAAGATTTGTAAGAAATTAAGAATTAGAAATTACCCATCAATAGCTTTATTCTTTGATGGTAGTAAAAAAGAAGTTTGGAAAGCCGACATGGATGGAGAGATAGATATTGAAGTGGGTGATATTAACTCAGCAATAGATGACGTGCTGGCAGAGGATGTGTTTTAGATGAGTAAGTTAAATGATTTAATGTTACAATGGGGGACTGATAAATTCCTACATTTTATGGGCGGAGCTGCTGGATATGCTATAACAGAATCTTGGGTAGTTTTATGTATTATGGCATTTGGTAAAGAACTATATGACCACATAGATCATAAAGCTTGGTCTAACGCTGACGTATTTGCCACTTGTTTAGGTGGTGCATGTGCATTCATTGGTATTTTTTGTTGGGATTTTATAACTATTAAATTACCTTTTATAATTTATTAATTGGAGAGAATCGTGGCTGAGATTAAACCAGAACATAAATGTCCTGTGTGTGAGGTAAAGAAAAAACCAATGCCAACGGGGCCTGATGTCTATGGTGGTGGGGATGGCTTACCAGATTGGATGCAGTTTACTATTACTGCTGGTATGTTTGGAGTGTTGTGGTGGGTTTTATATTTATTATTTCATCCAACATTAGAGTTAGATGAAGTTCATAGAGATTTATTAAATATTTTATTAGGTACGTTTATAGCTACATTTGGTAAGACAATAGATTTTTGGTTCAGACATTCTAAGAAAAAAGAGAAGTAATGAATGTCGCAGTAGTAGCCGGCCACTTAGCCTTTGGGTTAATAGCCTTTTCATTTATAGTAAGGGATATCCTTTGGTTACGTTTAGTATCAATTCTCGCTAGTTTATTTTCAGTATTTTATAATTGGGTAATACCCATAGAACCTATGTGGATTCCAATCGGATGGAATTTTGTATTTGTAGCATTGAATTTATACCACATAGCGGTTATTGTATATGAGAAACGTCCTGTTCATATGAGTCCTAAACATAAAGAGTTATATGAAACTATGTTTAAAAATATGACACCAGTTGAATTTTTGAAGATAACAAAGCTAGCAGATTGGGTACATTTTAAATCAGGTCAAACAATTACTCAAGAGAATCATACTGTACCAACTTTAAATTTAATTTATAATGGAACTGTTGATGTTGTAGTTGGTGCAGAAAAGGTAGCTGAACTAAAAGATGGTCAATTCGTGGGTGAAATGTCATTTTTAACAGAGAAGCCAGCAACTGCTACTTGTATTGTAAAACATGATACTGAATGTTTAGCTTGGGAACAACAGGGGTTCAAAGAACTATTGAAAAGGAATCCGTCTTTATATTTTTCAATACAGTCTTTACTTAGCAATCAACTCGTTGGTTATAGTAATAAACAAAAATAGAATATTTTAATATTTATAAGTAACTCAGGAGAAGTATTATGATTAAAATGAAAAAATTGGTTGAAGGTAAATTTTCATATAATAGAAAGTTTGGTGACGCGTTGCCAACGTTAGATGATTTTGCAGAAAAACATCAGGCGGAAACTATTGATGAGGAAAAATTAAACGAGATCAGTACGGGGTGGAAAAAATATAAAGTCTATGACATTAGTGATAAGTTGTGGAAAGAAATGAAATATGATTTGAGAGACCAGTTCGATGAATTGGTAAAAATTGGTGAAGATTATTCTGTATTCCAAAATGCTCAAGGCACTTCGAGGATTTTAAAACAAATACAAAAATTGATGCATAAACTATAATAACAAAACACGGAGTATGATATGAAAAATACAATCAAATGGGTACTTTCTCTTTTAATCTTTTTTGCAGCAGTTCCTACGGTTCAAGCTAGTGATATGAACAATAGTGCTGGAATGGAAGAGGTAAAGAAAAAGAAGAAGGGTAAGAAGAAAAAGATTAGCAAGAAGGGCAAAAAGAAGAAAAAAGGATTCTTTAGTAAGTTTATTGGTTCTAAGTAGTAGATTTGTGTATAGAACTGGGAAAAAGTGGCTAAATTAACAAATACAGCTAAAACACTGGTAAGTGAAGGTGGTGAAGGTAGCATGGCGAAACATGATGCTATGGAAATAGCTAGTGATGCTAGCGATGTTGCTGGGATGATTGAAGATGCAATGAATCTACCCGAATGGTTGGAAGCAAAGATAACAATTTCAGCTCATAATATGAACGCTGTAAAAGATTATATGATGCACCAAATGGGTGTTAAAAAAGATGAATCCGTAAATGAAGCTCAATTTTCAAAAGACCAAATAGAGATTATGAGGAAGGCGTATGGAACTCTTAAAACAATGAATCCAACTTCACCCACCTATAAGAAATTTATTAAGTTTTTAGAGAAGATACCTAAAAATCAATTAAAACAATTAGCAGCTGCTAATATAAAATTTGTATCAATGTTAGCAAAGAATAGAATTAAAGGTGAATCCGTAAATGAATCAAAAGTTAAGTACGATTTTACAGATGGGGAACTGATACGAGTTCTTAGACAACTGAAAAACGGTGCTAGTGGTGAACGGGGTATGATTAAGGCATTTGAAAAGGCATTAGGTAGAAAAATTACGAACGCTGAAAGACGTGGATCGGGTCCTGTTGAATCCGTAAATGAAGCTAGAAAAGATGGTGATTTGAAAGATGCTTGTTGGGTCGGATACACTGCGTATGGAATGAAAGATAAAGATGGTAAGAAAGTTCCTAATTGTGTAAAAGAAGTTTATAATATTTATTGGGAAAACTCATTAGGTGAAAGCTGTGGTTATACATTTGAAGTTGAAAAAGATAAAGATTTAAAAGAAGCAGAATATCAAGGTCGTAAGGTTAAACTTGGTAAACCCATGCAAGGTGATGCAAAGAAATTTAAAGTGTATGTTAAGAATAATAAGGGAAATGTTGTCAAGGTAAACTTTGGACAGGGCGGAGATGCTAAGGGTGGTACAATGAGAATTAGAAAAGATAATCCTGAAGCTCGTAAATCTTTTAGGGCTAGACATAATTGTGATACACCTGGTCCAAAACATAAAGCAAGATATTGGAGCTGTAGAAAATGGTGATGAGTAGTACTCTTTTAGGAGAATAGAAGATGATTAAACTGATGGATTTGTTGCGAGAGATTTCTAGTAACAATACCACATACGCTACTGCTGATGGTGGCGAACCTGATAGTGGATTTACAATGGCTGGAAAGGATAGGGTTTTAGGTGTTGATTCTGGCAAACCTGAGCCTTGGTACTTGAGGGGTGGATATACTCAATTAACATATCCAACTGCAGATGATGCATATGCCGGTGATACTTCTAAAAAAATGCAACAAGTTCAAACTATAAGAAAAATTATAAATACTGGTGACAAATATGAAACTTTCAACAAGGATGTTGGTAGTTGGGATAAATATGGGGACAAAGATTATTCTACAGATTTTTCTGAAGATGACTTTGATTACACTAAATGATTAAATTAAAAGATTTATTAGAAGTTAGTCCTACTGGTAATATAAAAGGACTTAAAGGTGCTACAGGTTTTATAAGACCGGAAGATTGGGAAGCCAAAAAGAAATCATTAAAAAAATCTATTGAAAAAACTACTGGGTATTTATTATTAGAACGTATAGATTATGTTGAGTTGGCCAATACAATTACAAAATCGTATGGTTTAAAATCTAAAGTTAAAATGGGTAGTGGTAAAAACTTTGGGGAATATGTTCCTGAAACTGATATTATTACTCTAAGGCCATCATATAAATCAACAAAAGTATTTCTTATGACTATATTACACGAAATAGGGCATGCATTAGATGCTAAAAGATTGGGTGTACGTAAATATGTAAAAAAATATACTCAGGCTGGAACAATGGCCAATTATATTGGTTTAAATCCACATGATGATAATAAGTGGGAAGAAAAAGCAGAAGCGTTTGCTAAAAAAGAACTTCATAAATGGTTGTAAAAAATAAAATGTAATTTGAGATTATTGCTCACTAATTATATAAGGTTGTCTTATAAAACTAAAAGAAAAGAATAATATACAGATGAAACCACGTTCAGCAAAGAATAAAGGTAAACGGTTACAGAATACAGTCAGAGACTTAATACTAGAAAAATTTAATACATTAGAACCGGATGATGTTCGTTCTATTACAATGGGTGATAGTGGGGAAGATATTTT